TCACCCCCCTCGGCACTGATACCAATTGCGGCAGTAAGAATGCGTTCTGGCGAAACACCAAACCCATCAATTACGTCAAGTGCATCTGAGAACGACTGTGCATCAGAAGATGCGTCACTAGTCACCTCATCTACAAAACGAGTGTAGTCAAGTAGAAAGTCTTTATCCATCATTTATCTCCAAAGATTGTGTTATGAGTATTATATACTTTAACAAAAGTTGTGCATTTTGTCAAGTCTTTTATTCGTCTTGCTCCAACATAAGTACAGGACGATCTGATGCCTCCAAGAATAGTTTGCATAGTATTATGAATGCTTCCTCTGTAGGGAACAACGACTTCTTTTCCTTCAGAAGCTCGGTAGTCTTTAAGTCCACCAAAGTGTTTTTCATTTGCTATCTCCGAACTCATCCCATAGAATCGAACTCCTATAGGTTCTGGATTATCATCCTCTAATATATATTCCCCACCACCTTCATCGTGGCCAGACAACATACCACCAAGCATAACAAAGTCTGCTCCACCACCAAATGCTTTTGCTACGTCACCAGACGATACACAACCACCATCAGCAATAATATGGCCTCCAAGACCATGAGCGGCATCAGCACATTCAATAACAGATGAGAGTTGTGGATATCCGACTCCTGTCTGTATACGAGTAGTACACACACTGCCAGGGCCAATCCCACACTTAACAATATCTGCTCCATTTAGAATTAACTCCTGTGTCATATCACCAGTAACTACATTACCTGCTATGATAACAAGTTCTGAATGATTCAAACGCAATTGATAAATAAAGTTACTGAACATTTCAGTATATCCATTTGCAACATCTACGCATAGGTATTTAATAGCCCCATCAGTCAACTCATAAACATTACGAAACTTTTGCAAATCTTCATCAGATACACCGATAGACATTGCAACATTTTCTCTTCTGTCATATTTCAAATCCTCATCTTCACAATCAAAGAAACTGACAAGTTCATTCACTGAATATGTTTTTACCAAACAAGTAAATACATTATGTTTTGCAAGTGCATCTGCGATTTCAAACGTACCAACTCCATCCATATTCGCAGCCATAATAGGAACACCAATGTATTCCTCTTTACTGTTTCTAAAGATTGTAGTTCTGAATAAATCCACTTCTTTTCTAGATTTTAGTGTTGAACGCTTTGGACGAATCAATACATTAGAAAAGTCAAGTTTGAAATCTTCTTCGATAACCATTACTTTATAATTCCTTGAGTTGGAACTGCAATACCAGAAGTTTGTGTAGTCCAGCCATCTGCAAGTTCTTTCATAGTTTCTACCATGTATGCGACTGATGTTTTAGGAAACTCAAAATCTTCATTGATTTCTTTACCTGTCATGCTTATTCCATTCACAAGCCCCACGCCCTGCTGAGTCGCCTGTACTAGGCGAGGCTTGTAAATTACTATTGTTGAAAATTCATCTTTTACGAGCCGTCCAATAATTTCGGCTCCTGTTGTCATTACTAGTGTGACTATTGTGTTAGGTTTCATTTTATTGCAATCGCTCCTACGAATGTGTGGTTTCTCCAAAATGGCTGTATCTTATCACCCCAAAACCCAGCCTCAATAAGATTGTTTACAATCTCATCCCAAGTGTTTGGTTTCATCATATGACGTAAAGTCTTTTCTTTATCCATGATATCTTCTGTATCAAAGTTCTTTCTCTTGTAGTCATAATAATTAAATGTCATCATATTCTGTAGTCTAGGGTCTTGACATACTGTTTTCTCTCCAAATATAAATGCACCGCCAGTATTTAATCCTTCATAGATTCGTCTTATTACTTCTTGTCTATGTCTAGGTGGCATGAATTGTAAAGTGAAGATAGATGTAATCAAAGAACAGTTTTCAAACTCGTAGTCACGAACATCTTCAAATAAGAATTCAGTTGAGGCCCAAGGGTGCAATTTGTCAATGTTTTCTTGTCTTTTGAGTAAGTCATTATGAAACCCCTCTGCAATCTCAACACCAATGTAATGTGCATCACAACAAAAATCTTGATTAGCCTCTAACATCATTTGAGTGAACTTTCCTGTAGAACAACCAATGTCTACAACATTAGTATCATCTTCTACAAAGTAACGTGAGTACTGAACCACATCATCAAGTAAATTACTGTAACCACGAATAGAATGTTCAATATGTTCATCAAAGCCTTCCTCTCTATGTGCAAAAGTAAAGTCTGCCATTATATCTCCTTTAGTACTTTATTATAAATTGAATCTGCGATAGCCTTCATCATCAGAGGAGGCACCATTCTACCGATACGTTCTGATTTCTGATTCCACTTACCAGTAAGTTTGAAATCGTCTGGTAACGATTGTATTCTTTTCAGTTCGCCAATAGTTAGTTTTCTGGGTTCGGCCCAGTGAAACGCACCAGCAGTTGTATCATTACTACCCATTGCAGTTAGTGTTGGGGCTGGTGCATACTGTGATACACGTTTCAAATTGAAGTGGTGTCCTTTAGGATGATAGTCCATACCTGTCAAAACTTTTGGTGGGTCAATCTCCATATTACTACCAGTATCTTTCCAGTATGCAGTATTAAGAAACTTCTTAGTTAGATAGTCAACTTCCTCTGCATCATATTCTAGTCCAACAAGTGCATCCTTTAGTGGAATGACATCTACACTTTGTTCTGGAAACACACTATTGATAGTCATAAAGTTTAGTCCAGCCTTCTCTGTAATATCGTTTCTCAAACCAATAAAGATAACACGAGTTCTAGTTTGTGATACACCAAAGTAACGACTATCTAATACCTTTGCAACAACATCATATCCAATATCTTCAAATGTATTATTAATTTTATTAAAGTATTGTTTGGCCTCACCGATAGTCAACCCCTTCACATTCTCTACAACAATAACTTTAGGTCTGATATCATCTGCAACTCGTAGAAACTCAAAGAACAAGTCCTCAATATTTTCTACCATCTTACCATCTGAATAATTCTTAGTCTGGCCCCAACCATCTGAGTGTTTACCATCAGCAGAATGTGATAGTTTACCAGCGACACTGAATGCAGAACATGGCGGTGAACCATCTAGAATATCAAGTTCACCTTCTTTCAATCCAACAACATCCAAGAAGTCTTTACCAGATAGTTCTTTAATGTCGCCAGGCAAAATCGGTGTGTCTGGATAGTTTTCTCTATAAGTGTTCTGAGCCTCTTCTACAAATTCATTTACACAAAGTATTTTACCACCAGCCAGACGATAACCAGTGGACGAACCACCCCCACCAGCAAAGGTAGAGATAACATTGAACTTGTTTTCATTAGATGCATTTACTACATCTTCTAGGTTGTATGGTTTATATCTCATGTAAAAAAGTCCTCCAAAGTCATTTGTGTACCATAGGAACGGTCAATGTTCCATCCAATCTGATTCATAATAAAAGTGAGAGGCTCAATAAAAGCCTTCTCGAATTGTATATCATAGTCCAAATGTGAGTGAATGTCAAGTTCTTTTGGTAATTTAGTCATAAAAGATATGACGTTAGACTGCATACGATTAGGAGTACGCATATTGAGGAACTTGATTTTCTCACCCTCTTGGATTAGTGGATACTTGTTAGTCAACTTTTGTTGACGGACAAAGTGATTGTAAAGGATAACGCCCTTGATATGCATGGGTGTTCCCTTCTTGAAGATACTTGCACTATCACTCCACTTCTGAATACCATTCACAGAGCGAGGGAATCCAATCTCTTCTGGTGACAGTTGCAAAAACTCTTCACGAAACTCTTGAATGAAGTTGTTTACATCTTTCTCTGTACCAGACATAATAATCTTCAAACACTCCTTAATCTTGTCACGACAAGGAGCAGGAGTCGAACTCTTGACAGCCTCGATACCCATAATCTTGAGTTGAGGTTCTTGATAACGAACACCTTCCACATCCCATGCGTTGAGAATGTATCTTTTCTTTGCAGTCCAGATACCCTTGTCAGCAATCACCTCACGAGCCATCTGCATCTTTTGTTCATATGCATTTACATACGAAGCAAGAGCTTGATAAGACTTATCAATAAAAGGTTCAATCTTCTCTTGAGCCACTGTGTCAAGGAAATCAACAGCCCGCCCACGATATGAATCTTCCGACTCTCCTTCTCGTTCTTTAAGCACAGTATTAACCAATTTGTCAAAAGTAATGTATACTGAATCCGTATCAGACGCAATGACATAATCTTCTCCTTCAGTTTTCAACAGTTTGTTGAGATACATATTCAGAGACTTTTCAATCCACCGAATAGAGAACTGGCCAGAGGTAGTAATACCTTCTGCAATACGCAAATCATAATAACGAAACCATTCGTTACCAATTGCACCATAGGCAGAGTTTAGAGAAATCTTGCGAGCCATCTGAATGTTGTTGTACCTTGAAACATCTTTTAGATATTTAGCATCCTTCGTATCTTCATATTGTTGTTTTGCCTGCAACATCTTCTTCTTGTAGATAGTACGGTCATTATACATCGACTGCATCATCTCAGGGAGAAACCCTTGGTGACGTTTATGAAAGACTGCACCATTAGGTGTGAATGTTGCACCTTCAAGTTTAGGAAGAGGTTTGTTGTCGAGAAGATGGTCAACATCAACTGGCAACCGTTTTTCGGGCAATAGTGTTTCTGGTGAAATATTGTACTGCATGATAAGGTGTGGATACAATGAGTTCAAGTCAAAAGACATAACCCATTTGTGTTGTCCAACCTGTGGTTCTTTCACATATGCACCCACATACTTTTCACCCTTGGACTTGTGGGAAGTCTTTTGAGGGATGACAATCTTTCTCTTGAGAAGATGATTGTAAATGAGAACATCCCAATACTTAACAGACGTAAACGAGTCAGAGATATTTACTTTGGCCTCATACGTCATAGTCAGAATAAGGTCGATAAGTTTCATCTTATCGTCAAGCCTATCAACCAGTTCAACGTCTTGGATGTTGTAGTCTAGGAAAGACTGATAGTCTTTCGTATACCAATCACGAAAAGTCTCATAAGGATTCTCATCTTTGCGTTCACCAAGTTCCACAAAGGCGATATGGTCAAGACGATAAGATTCCTGTGCAGAATAAGTAAACTTACGATATAGTTGAAGATAGTCAACCTCAACAACACCCACAATATCATACACTTGGTCTTTACGTCCATAACCAGAATTCACCATGCGAGAGTTTACAATACCCCAAGGCGACAGACGTTTCATAGCCTCTTCACCCATCACCGATTTGATACGGTTGCAGATGTAGGGAATATCAAAGAACTCTGTATTCCAACCAGTGATTACGTCTGGATAGTCACTTTCCCACCATGCAAGGAACTGAGCCAGAAGTTCACGTTCAGTCTGACACTTGATGTATTGAACATCTTCCCTGTCATTGTGATAGTCATGCAAACCCCAAACCTTGATACGTCCTGTATCATGGTTTTTGATGGTGATAGCCAACATAGGTTCTAGAGCCTTGTCGGCGTTAGGGAAACCGTTCTCACACTCTACCTCAATATCAATCGTGACAATACGCATTTGTGAACTGTCAAACTGAATCTGTTTAGAATACTTTTCGGCGATGTAGGTGTAGGGGAATTGAGTCATACCATAGACAAGATGGGGCTGACTTTGATACTGTTCAACAAACTCCTTCGCCTCTTTAATAGAGAGGAAGTTCATAGGACTGACATTCTTACCCTCTAGGGTAGTCCAGCCAGTCTCTTTCTGAACAGGCACATAGAGAGTGGGTTCGTACTTAACCTTGAAGTTAGAACGAACACCATTCTCTACTGCACGAACAAGTAGTTGATTGCCCCATTGGGCAACGTGTGTGTAAAATTTCATTATATAATAATACCACCGTTAGGGGGATTTGTCAAGAGAAAAGTGGCATTTGTTCTTCTGATGAGAAATGTTGATGGATTGCATCAATCCTATCTTGGGCAGCAGCAATCTTATCAAGTTCACATTGTACTGCTTCTGCGATATCAGAGTGTTCTCCAATACCAGCTGGATTCTTTAGATACACTGCAATGTTTGCTTTATGCAGTGCAATGATACCTTCGTTGTGT